GCATCACGAGGTTCATCATGAGGTCGTCGTGGTTTCCTTCGCTTGCTTCGTATGACACCCCTTTAGATACAAAGGTAGACACTTCCATGATCGTATCTTCGTCAACAATCTCAATTTTCTTTTCTTCAAGCAGATCTTTAATACCTGAGCAACCGAGACGCTTGACCCTTCGTGTCATCTCAATACCAATAGCATTCGCTTTCACGGCAGACTCTACGTGTACGTTCTCGTACTCCAGATCGTAGTACAGACCGTTACAGACGACTGCGCCCTGATCATTCGACTCAATTACGACGTATGCATTGTTGTACGCCTTTGCGATTTTATATATAATATCAGGGAAGAGTATTGGAGAAATAGTGTTGTTCCGATACGCAGCGACCTGACGAAACGGGCGTGTGGCAATGTCGATAACTGTAAAAGTCGAATAGTCCTGTCCTCTTCCTTTCGCTACGTCAACAGTCATGAGATATTCATGATTGGGTTGTGTTTCTTCGTATACGTTGAGGCAACCATTCTCCAATACTTTGATTGGTGGCAGTGCCCTAAGATTCAATAGAGTTTCTGCGCCGATCAAAGTATCCCCCGTTCCGAAAAATGTGTTGTGGGAAGTAAACGATTTATCGTGATTATAAACTTTGCCGTTTTCTACATTCAGCGGGTCATAAAAATATTGCCCCTCGCAAACTTCCCTACGAACAACAACCTTTCCTATGTCATCTCCGGAGAAAATATCTTTGGCAAACTTGACTTGACCGGTAATAACAAATTTATGATTGATTGCGGTGCAAAGTTCAGTGCCGTCTTCGAATACAAAACGAAACCCATAATCGTGCCAATAACGATTTACGCCATGAAATTTTTGAAACCCAGAAGGTGTTAAGATTTGTATATCGATGGGAGCCTCTCCGTTCTAGTTTTTCCAGACACTATATCTGCAATGCATTTCGCAGTAACATTATAATACTCGCAATATTTTCTGGCGAATGTAGAGTATGGAGTTATCGGTTTCCAACCAGAATTTTTTTTTCTTCTTTCTTCGTTAATCGGTATCAGTTCTTCTTTTATTTTATCTAGTTCTTTTGCAAAAGTATCTCTGATCTCATCAACTTGATTGTCTGTCAATTTTGGCGGTCTTAATCTTTTTCCTGATTTAGATTCTTTTTGTTTTCTAATATATTCTGGGTTTTTGTAATTTTCTTTACTTCTCTTTGACCTTATGTGAAATCCTTCTCTTTTTGCGCGTTTTTTTGCTGACTCAGACATTTTTTTTCTTTGTTCGTCAGAAAACTTATATCCCAATGTTGTGAAGTTAGGCGAGTTGTGCCCATACCCTTTACCAGAAGGAGATTCGTTCAACCCATTATTAAACGTATCAAGGGAATTAATCCAATACTCTTCCCTTCCTTCAATATAGTTTCGGTCGTTAGATTCTTCAAGTATTTGTACATCGAAATCGTCACCTTTAAAACGATTAGACCTTTTGTGATCACCCATTCGAATCTTGAATCTACGTTGTATGGTAATCCCAACGTATTGCTTTGAGTCTGACTTCCTCTTCAAAAGATAAACCAAGTGTTTCTCTTGTTCTGATACAGTCATAAAAATCGCCTATTCTTATTTCGTATATAATATTATTTATAAGAACAGTTATTTGAGAACGACTTTCTAGGCAATTACCAAATTCTTGGTCGAACTGTAATTGCGAAGTGTTTGAAATTGTTTGTCGTTTCCACTCCTCGTCTCGACCAGGAACGTCCCACCAATTTACCGTGAATGCTTTGTACTCATTAACCTTTTGTACAGCACCTTCCCATATTTTATGATAGGTATTTCCGATACCATTCGCTGTAGATGTAATGATAACTTTCGTATCTTTACCAGATGAGATAACAGGATAGGTTGAAGTATAGAACTCAGCAGCACGCTCAACAAACGCAAACTCGTCCAGAAAAAGCAGGTTAACAGACATACCACGTATAGAAGAACCAGAGGTGGCAGCAGCAATAATGCGAGAATTATTACTGAACTCAATAGAACCTTTATTAAGTGCACGACAGCCAGGTTGTAAAAAGAACGGTAGATTTTCAAGCGCCAAGGTGACTCTGGCGAGCATCTCTCGAGCGGTTGCACCTTTGTTAGCGAGGACAGCGATCGTCTTCTCAGGGTGAAATACAGCATACCATAGAAGATAAACAACGGACGAAATAGACTTACCACTTTGTCGACATGCCAAAACGATTGAGAAACGATTATCGTTGAAATGGTCAAACATCTTTTCTTGATATGGGTAAAGGTCAAAGTTGACAAGTCCTTTATCGAGAGAAATGATTTTTACATATGTTCGTGCAAAATATGCAGGATCTTTCATACATTTAGCATACTCAACGACCTGTTCTTCAGTCCACTGTTGTTGTATGCCATCCCGTTTTACATTAATATTACCAAGATAACTATCATTCATTCGTATCGCTAACATCAATCACCTTCTCATCATGTTGTTGCAGTAGTCTCTGCAAGTCAGTGGTACTTCCTATAAAAACATTATTATTTGTGATTGCCTTTTGTTCTTCTTTCTTAGGATCGCTCATTATATCCATGTTCTTTTTATTTAGATCCATCAGTTTATCGGTCACATCAGCGATGTTCTTGATCATGCCGGATAGAACCTCGAACGCACGTGGGTGCTCGCTCTCGCGCGCGACCTCCATCATTAAGTCCATGCCGCGCTTACCGTTCTCGATTAAGTCAAGGTATGTGTCGCGAGAGGTTTCGTAATCGTCTTTGATATTTTTCTTATCTTGATCTGTCACGGTATTGGACCTCCGCCCTCATAATATTCGAACGCTTCAAGCAATACACTCCAGCTATCAGAATTATTTGAATTAGTTTTTTCTCGAATCTCGAATGTTATATAAACATCAGCACTGAAGTTCGGATCAGATACTGTAACAGTCCAAGTTCTGTTTTGATTAAGAGTTTCCCAAGTGCCAAAACTTCCAGTGGTTACGCCGGAATAATAGTTTCTCGTCGCTCTTATTTCATAATCGCTAGCATTTGCTGGCAAGTTTGTGGTCGGATTTAACCAAGTCCCAACTGTATTAGTGACACTCTCACTCAATGAGCTAGAACTCATTATATCGCCATCAGGTTCGAATCTAACAGTAGTAGTAGTTGTTTGATTCGAAGTTGTAGTTGTTATGCCAGATGGTTTAAATGAAACCTCAACCAAATCAGCGACAGTTGTATCGTTAATTGTCACCAACCTAGAAGCGAGGAGAGATCCAATATGAGAATCATATACGCCGAACGTATAAACGTCATCTGATAGATCAGAATCTTCTGCTACGTCGACTCGAAATGTTCCTGAGTTTGAGGAGACGCTAAATGAACCTGATGCTTCATATATGTCATCAAAGTCTTCGAACACTTCTGGTTGAGCAAAATGAAAATCATACCCAACCGGCAAACTTGATAGTGGAATCGAATTACTCATCGTGACACCCGATCCAGGAGAAACGCCCACTATAGTTCCTGGAATATCCCCCGTGTTCGATTTCATACCAATCGAAAGGTTGGTTGTACTTTGTAAATATATGAAGAATGTGCCCTGTGGGCAAATCTGATCTGTTCGGGCAGGATATATGTTCGAAGTTCTATGATGGTATGTTCCATCAGGAATATTCGTGCCACTGAACGTGAAGTTAATCGTGTCGCCTTCGTCTGCGGAGTCTCCTGTAAGGTCAGTAACGAGTGTTGCAGAAAGATTGTCGTCAGAAAGTACAAAGGTATCACTTCCAACAATCAACCCAGTATGACTATTAATCCTTGCTGTAATCGTCCCTGTTTGATCCCCCTGACTCGACGATAGAGAAGTTGTATCAAAGTCAATTGAATTGTTACCGCTCACAGATAAGACTTTCTGAGTGATTGGGAACCTTCCGGTGACACCTGCTCCAGATATTTCAAAATACAAGAATTCAACGTCCCTAGTGTCCGCTGTAATCGCAGTGGTGAGCGTATCGCCTTCGGTAATGTCTGGCGCAGAAAGAGTATATGTTGGTGTCGAAGTGTCAGCAATAGTGACAACCGAAGATACAGAAACTGCACCACCAGAAGGCGTTTTAGAAACTAAGAACGTAAAGGATTCGTTGCCTTCTCGAATTTTATCTTGTTTTATAGAAACACTAAACAAACCAGATCCACTAGAAACTGTAAAGGGTTCTTTTGATGAAGCGGTAGCATAACCAGCAATAAAATCGTCAGAGGTTATATTTGTCCCTTGAATCCAATAATAATATAAACCATCCGAATCAGATGTTGTAAGCAAAGTGGATAAAGAGAGCGTCGACTCATCAATACTATCGCTATCTACTGTTAGATCATATGTCAAGTTTCCTAGGATTGTATAATCTGCCTCAGCGAGAACGCCCCCCGAGGTTGATGACACCACTGCAGTAAATGATTCTGGATTGAGATCGCCGTTAGTTGCGAACTGCAGTATCGGACTTGGAGAGCTTACTCCGCCCGAAATAGTTACGGTCTCTGGTGCACCAATAGTAGGAACTGTCCCAACGAAATCTGCTGAATTTGTCTCACCAAATGAAACATAGAAGTTGACATCTGAATCAGGAATGTTTGTACCGCCGATGGTATATGAAACTGAATCGCCTTCGCTCGCAGTCAATGGTGAAGGTGTAATCGTGTACGATGGCGCTTGATCTAGAATTGTGAATCCGTCATTGTCAGTAAATCCCGAAATAGAGGAAGTAAATGACACCTGTCCATTAACTGGTCCGTGATACGTTGTGTCGCCAATTGTTTCTGATAGAGTGTATATTTCGTTGATATCGGTAATTAAAAATGATCCCGTGTTTGTCGCAACCCTAGAATCGCTTTCTGCAGATCCGGTGATATTCCAATTAATGGTCTCCCCGATTGTCGTTGAGTCGACTTCCAGTTGAGCAACAATACTCTCTCCCTCTAGGATATTACTGACCGAAAGATTAAATGTCGGTGTAGTTTCTTGCAAGAAAATACCAGTGGATCCTTTCTGAATACCTCCATTCGCTTCTGTCTGCAGGGCGACAGTAAAAGTCTCTAACTCGAAAGAGACTCCGTCGACTTTTGTTCTTAAACTAAACGAACCGCTGTCATTTAGAATAGAAAACGGTTCTGCGTTTGACGTACTTGGAGGAGGTGTTACAAAATCTGCATCTGTAGTTGAACCATGTTGCACGTAATAAAACAAGGTTGTGTTTCCGTTATTAGGAACGTTGGTACCCTGAATACTGAAGTTAATCAATTCCCCCTCAGAAGGGTTCGAATTGTCTGGCGATATAGTATATGCTGATATGACATCCTGTAAATTAATTAAAGATTGCGCCTGTATTCTTCCTTCTTCGTCTTGTATGAAAACATTAAATGTCTCAGTTCCCTCAGTTTCGCTAGAGTCGATACGAGTTGGAATACTGAAGTGACCTACTGCCCCGCCAGCACTGTCATAAATGTCAAAATACTCTGGCGATAAAACGCTTGGGGGCGGAGAAACAAAATCTGAATCGGAAGTTAAAATATGTGAAACATAA